TCCGCATCTGCTTCTTCGTTGCATAGCCAATAACCCTGGCCTCCCAGTCACTCACTCTCATTAACACATAAACGTGAGGAATGAGCTTTTTACCCGGCATTTCTAGCAATGCGGGGTTATTTCCCTGGTAAAGCGTGGTTTTGATGTCGTAAAGAATGTCCTCGTAGACGAAATCAGCGCCAAAATCTCCATGGGCATTGAGAGACAGGTCTATCGGTAATCCTGTGCAAAGGTGGAATGCGTACTCCCCCTTAATCCCAGTAAGATTCGTGGCCTGCTTAGACCACTGGCGACTAGAAGCGTACCCCTTTTTCTGGGATTCACGTTGTTGTGCGGCAGACTCTATCTCCTTTCTATAAGGAGACAGGTCAATTACTTTACGCCAGTCATGTAAGTTTTTGCATTTCATCCCCAAACTCCGTTTCGGGAGGGTCAAAGCATTCGTCTTCCCACCAAATCCAACACACTAAAGGAACTCCTCAGTAATTCTTTCTGACCATCGCTCAAATGCCTCTATGCTTGTGTACATAGTGTTTCCTATGTAGCACACCTCTAGTTTATGAACAGCTCCACTCTTCTTGCCTTTTACTCCACGTTTTGCCCACCTTCGTATTGAGCTTTCGGACGGTGAGCCAGGTAGTTTCTTTTTTGCTTGTGATAATGGTACTACGTGTTCTCTTAATAATGACATTTTTCCTCCATTGCTTATCATACATCAGGTTCAAATACCATCAAGTGCAGCTTTTCGCATTCACAATTGCTCAAAGGCTACTGCATGGAGTAAAAGATTGGTAATAATAACAAGCCCCATTTAACCCCAGTGGAGAAAAAATAATGGATGAACCACAAAGAGCACCAGAAATAAACCCAGATGACTACATGGAGACTCCCCAGGTTTCCGGTAACGCCCCAGAAGTCCCTGCGCAGGAAGAGCCTCCACGAGAGCCTGAAAAAAGCACTGCTGTTATTGAGGCAATGCGAGGCCGAGGGTACACGGTAGATGAATATGATGACGACGAATCTTTAATTAAAGAAACTGAAGCACGTTATGCTGCCGCCATACAAGCCGAACAAGAAATGCAGGGTCGTTCTCGGGAGGAAGAACAGGAAAGTAGAGGTCTTTTTGGCGGGTCTAGTCCACAGGAGGATTATACTGCTCCAGTTCAGTCTATGGGGCATCCTGAATACCAAGAAGAATGGTCAGAACTTGTTGAGCAAGACCCATCTGGTCGATTTGTCATTAAGAATGATTACATTGGTTCAGTAGACCCGTCTATTGCCGACAAAGTAAATAAATACATAGAGTGGAGACAGGATAGAAGTAATCAGCTTATTGATGACCCGGTTAATGCCGTCATGGCTGCTGGTCTTGAAGGGCAAATTCAACAAAGAATAGACAGCGCAATAAGCAATGCTTTTGATAAAAATCAGACAAAATCAAAGGCAGAGAACTTTATCAAGCAGAATGAACGAATTCTGTATGTCCAAGACCCGAAAACAGGAACAGTCCAAGTTAATAGTGCAGGAAAGCCTGTATTAAGTCCTGTGGGGAGAGCATTAAACGATGCGCACGTAATGCTCAGGAGGAATGGAATGGCTGAGCCAGAATCCAGGCATAAGGTAGCTACACAAATGGTTCAGAATTACTTCACTCAACAACAGCTTGCAAACGGTCTTGGACAACAGCAATCGCAAGCACGACCGCAAGCACAAGATTTAAAAGACCAGTATACAGAGAAGCCATTTTCCAGGCCGAGCAATCCGACGCCTCCTGGGTATATGCCTAACACCCCTAATCAACCACAGGCTAATTATGTTGGCCCCGATGGTTTGCCAGAGCATACGTCCCTTGGCTCTTTGGCTACAGCACTTGCAGTTCACAAGGGATATTTACAACCAAAAGGTTAGAAAGAGGTGATTTCCTATGGCCGAATTTGCAGCCGTATTAAAAGAAGCAGCGCCTGCTTACTTGAAGGGCCGTGCGGATAACACTATCCGTAATCGCCTTCTGCTTACACTCTTGTCGCAAAAGGGACGAATTAAATATAATGCTTCGTCTCATAAACTTTACTGGGACGTAAAGGCTGGACAGCGTGTTATCGAAGCCTATGGCGACGATGGCGTGATTAACTTCCAGCGTTCGGACCTCCACGAGCAGCTCAATATTGACTGGCGTGGATATAAAATGTCTGACAGGATGACAGAGAAGCAACGTCTAATGCTTGGCGACATGACTGCTATTATCAATCGTTACTCCGGCATTGCCGAAGATATGATGGATGACCTGCAGGATGGGTTCTGCGGAGAGTTGTTTATTGACGGTTATGCCGCAGCAAACACTAACCGTCTGCACGGCCTTGAGTCGTTTCTTGATGCTGCTACACCAGGAGCGGCTGATCGAATTGGCCAGCCTAACGACACCTATGGTGGGCACAGCACTGCTGTTGCAACTCGCGGTGGAACATGGTCATCTAATCTTGCCACTAAGCCAAATGCAACTATTGCAACTGACTGGCCTGATGGTAACGGATCGGCTGATTACGACTGGAATACTCCTAAGGTAATTAACTACACTAGCTCGAACTGGGGAACCGGATCGACTACGTGGGCTGATAACTGCGAGCGTGTTCTTGGTCAAACTACCATTTGGACAACTCTTACTGGTGGTAAAAAAGGTCGCCCAAGCTTGTACCTATTGTCTGGCGACTTGTTCTATGACTATCAGAACAAAATGCGTGCCAAGTATCGCATTTCGGTTCCGCATAAAGAAGCCGATGACCTTGGCTTTACCGATACGCTGAACCAAGATGGCGTAATGATTCAGGCCGACTTTGATGTTCCTGCAGCCACTGGCTATGGGCTTAACGTCAATCAGATGTGCTTGGAGTCTCTTGACAACGTACTGTTTAGTAGTCGTGGACCTGAGTACGACATTAACACTGATGGCTACTTGTGGCTAATCGGTTTCTTTGGAAACGCTCGTTACAACGTCAAGCATTTCAGTAAGCTTGGCGCAGGTGCAAGCCTTTAGTCCGTTAACCCTTTTCGATAAGGAAATTTGAATTATGAGTCGAAGTAACAAACTTCCCTTTGCCCAGGGTGCAACGGCTTTAGGATCGACTGCGTTCAGCACCGATAACCTAACGTCACTTAATCACCTTGAAGGGCAAACTGCTTACCTGCCGGACATTGATTCGACAGGTGACAAGAAATCTCGTCGGTCTGGTGCCGATGTGGTTGTTCTTATTGTTCGTAACGTGGAACCGAATGTATCTGGAGTCGCTACGCTTGCTGCTGGAGATGCGTTGAAGTGGGTGACTGGCTACCACGGTAAGCGCGTTGAAAAAGCCGACAACGGTGCGTTGCATCAGATTGCTGGCTTTGTAGACGAGCATTCGTCTGGCGTTAAAACCAACGACCTTTTCTACATGGTTATCAAAGGACCGTCTTTGGTCACTTGCTTGACCGGCGGTGCGCACAGCATTAGCTTTGACGTTGATGGCACTGGCGCTGCTAATGCTTACGTCGAGGGTTTTGTTGTTGTTTTGTCAGCTACTTCCGGGAAGGTGGAAAGCGTTAGTGACGCTAATGCTGATGGAGTATCAACTGGCCTGCCGTTTAACATTGCTGGTCGTATTAAGACCAATCAGTTTGTTGCGGCAGCTACAAAGCTCTTGATTGACGTTGACATTCGTTGATATTGGGGTTGGCTTGGTGCTAGCACTAAAGCATGGGCGTGGCTCTTTCGGGGGTCACGCCCTTTTTTAATTTCACAGAAAGGGGTAGACTCAAATAACCCCAGCATTCAACCCTAAAGGTGCGACATGAATAAAGTTGAGCTGATGCTTCTTGGCATCGTAATGGATGAATTGAGCGGTATAACTGAAAAAATATCTGCTTTACTTGAAGGCGAAGGCAATTTTACTATTGAGTTTGAAGAAGCAGAACCTGCCACAGACATGGGAGATGAAGTCCCAGACACCTTAGACTTCAAGCATTTTGAAACATTGTCTGCCCCTGTAAGGGCAAGAGTCCCTGAAGAAAAGCAGGAAAAAAGGATCGACAGCGATGAAATGAGCGATCCTCCAATAAGCTCAGATATTGCTGCCGACATTGCTGGCTACGTAAAGCAAGTGGAGTCTCGCCTTAATGGCCAGCCATTAAACTGCATAGTTCTTGGGAAATACACTGGGCAATTAGCCGTTGCCATATCCGATACGTTTGGTGGTGCCGGTGGCCGTGTCTTATGCATAGGAGATTGCCTTGACTCAGACAATAGGCCACTTTTAGATTGGTCTAAAGTAGTTGGTGGCAGATTTAAACAAACTGTATTTCCCGTAGCAGGTGATATTGATGAGACATTCCAGGATACCGAAAAGCCCATTGATATGGTTTTGTTTAGTACATGCGGTTCCTATACAGAGTCGGCAACTTTAATAAGTCGGTGGTCCGGCTTAGTGCATTCTGGAGGAATGGTATGTGGAACTCAATTTGATAAAGAACATTACCGCGCAAGTCACGATGCGGTCATTGATGTATTTGGAGAAAATCGCGTTGAGAAAAGCGAGATTACTACTTGCTGGAATGTAAAAATAGGTTCAAAGGACAAGAAGCCTTGAGTCAAGGACACAAAATTTGTTCCAAGTGCGGGGCAGAAAAGTCACGCAATAGTTTTGGGAAGGGCCCTAACCGGACATGGTGCAATCGCTGCAATAAGGAAATCTCGAAGATTCGCAGGTCGGACGTTAAGAAAAAGCGTCTTAAGTCTGCGTTAACCGAATTCACTGCGATGCTTCGGGGAACTCAGGTTGAAGCACCGCACGTTGCTGAGTATTGTGCAAAGCTAATAGAGAAATTCGGAAGCCTAGATAAAATTGTGGACATGCACCACACGGTCCTTAATTCGCTTGTTAGAGACAACCCTGGAAGCAAAACTGCATTGGATGCAGTAAACGGACTTGTTCGGTTAATGGAGCTTTCGACTAAGTATAGAGATAGTGCGCCAGACGTTGACGATTTAGACGATAAAGAAATTGAAGAAGAGTTGTCTCGACTTATGCTAGCGAGACTTGCTGGCGAGCCGGAGCTTTTGGGTCAGTTAGTTGACGCATCTGGCTTGCGTGTTGTGGACACGGAAGAACCAACACCCCAGTTTGTTGAATTGAAAAATGGCGAAAATAACGGACATTGATGAAAGAATTAAGGCTCTTTCCATAGAGCGTGTAGCTCGAAAAAGAGATGCTCTTAGGATATATCGCCCAAGGAGCCCCAAGATAGAACAGTTTCATTTATCTCTTGCGAGCGAAAAAATTCTACGTGGTGGTGCGGGTTCCGGCAAATCGTGTGCAGGGTTCGCTGAGCTCGCATCAGCCGCAACTGGCGTACCAATCATTGGAATGAATGGTACGCCACTTCCTTTTAAATATCCTAAGCCACCACTTCTTATTTGGACAATTGGTTTTGGCTGGGATCATGTTGGGGAAACCATTCACAGATATTTATTTACGGAAATGTCTGGAATGAGAATGATTAAAGACAAAGAATCAGGCGACTGCAGGATATACAAGCCGTGGGATGAAGAAGACAGGAAAAGAAAAGAAGAGACTGAGGCGGTTCCCCAGTTCATTCCACCAAGGCTAATCGACCACACTCAATGGTCTTGGGAGAATAAAGGTGCAAAGCAGTTCAAAAGATGTGTCCTTAAGAACAGGACTGTGATCCGTGCGTTTTCTAGTACGTCCGTAGCAGCAAAGCGTGGTGATGAACCTAACATAATCTGTATTGACGAAGACATAGATAACCCAGAGCACGTTGAGGAATGGCAATCTCGTTTGCGTAAGGGTGGAATACTTCTTTGGCTTGCTCAGCCATACAGTCACAACCACGCTTTAATGATGTTGTCTAAGCGTGCTGAGGAAGAGAAAGACCTTGAGCGTCCTGATATACAAGAATTTCAAATAAGGTTTAGCGATAACCAATTCATTGAGCAAAAAGAAAAAGAAAAGATGCTCAAGAGGTGGTCTTCTCATGGAGAAGATGTATTGGCAGCAAGGGATCGTGGAGATTACATTGTTGGGCACATTTTAATGTATCCAAACTTCTCAAAAGACCTTCATGGCGTATACCTCAAGAAACCTGGGGCTAACGAATCAAACGAAAAGATAAGAAAAATTGCTTCTGTTCTCAGGCAGCATGGTGGGCAACCCCCGCCAAATTGGAGAACAGATTTAGTTCTTGATCCAGGTCATGCCACTACCGCTGTTTTGTTTGGGGTAACACCCCCAGACTATGAGTTCCAGGGAAAGTTTCTCATCATATATGACGAACTTTATCTTCACAGGCACAGTGCAGATGAAGCAGCCGCAGCCATTGCGGCAAAAGTAAGGGACAAAACCTTCCAGTCATTTGTTATTGACCAGCGTGCTGCAAGGCAAACTGGATGGGGCCGTGGTGCTGGGGAAACAACACATCATATTTACAGCGAGGCATTTGCAAGACATGGGTTGCGATCAGTTGAAAGCGGAAGCAACTTTACTTTTGGGGCAGATAACGTGGAGGCTGGATGCACTAGGACCAGAGAATCAATGAACATTAGGTCTGATGGCACTACAGAGTTATTGGTTATAATGGACACCACCCCAAATTTTTACAAGGAAATATCGGAATACAAGAAAACTGGTGGACTTAGGCAGCAGGAGGTGGCAGAGAAGCCCGCTCCAAGGCAGAAGGATCACTTAATGGATTGCTTAAGGTACTACATAAGCACAGAGCCCGAATACCAAAAGCCTGACATGGAGAAAGCGCTGCCATCGCCAGCATATAAAGAATTCTTGGAGTGGAAGAAAAAAGGCGGTGCGAAAGAAGAGGATAAACCCCAAATGACAATTGGCCCCGGAAGGGCCTTGGCCCCAAATTAAGGAATGTGACATGAGCGATTTACCCAAAGCCCCGTGTGTTGGAGAGAATGTTGTCTGGTATCCACATGGGAATATTGACATGGAGCCGTTTGCTGCAACTGTTACTAGCAGGATAAATGACGAATGCATTACTCTTTATACGCTTAGCCCAACAGGACGGCGAGAACCAATGTTGAATGTAAAGCACATTGACCATCCAGACCACAAGAACAACCCAATGGGGACAAGGAGATGGGGCGCGTGGGATTTTGTGGGAGAGCATGAGAAAAGAAAAAAAGTGAGTGACGAATATAAAGAAAAGCAGAGGAAGAAGTCATTGGAGTTAGCCGAAGAAAACATGGTGGTTGACGCAGACTATCACACAAATCCAGATGATAACGAAATGATAATCATTAAGTTTGCCAGGGAGTGCGGTGATGAACCAGGCAGGGCAGTAAAGATTGCTGACAAAATAAGTGCCGGAATGACGTACCAACGAGTTAATGCTGTGTTGCGGAAGTTTCCGCATTTACTTACAGGCAATTTACCAGAAGAACTGATTGAAGCTGAAGTATGATAAAAACAAGCGAAAACGGCTCTACCACTGGAAAGCTACCAGACGCTTTGCGTCAAATAACTAGCGGCTGGCTTAATAAAATTGAACTGGCAAAAAAAGCCAAGGGACATTTTAATGAAGTCGGAGAACAGTGTACGTCTTTTTTTCAGGCGTCTGTGTCTTTTATGTGGGAGCCTGATTTCCGAAGAAAGTTTCTGGGAACCAGTGTTGCCCCAAACTTTCATGTAACACTTAATAAGGCGTTTGAGCTGGTTTCTATTTATGGCCCGACTCTTTATTGGCAGAATCCAGAAAGGGTTTTGCGCCCTAGGAAGCACATGAATGTCACTCCTGAAATGTTTGGAGTTGACGAACAGCTTATCCAGCAGCTTCAACAGCAGTCTCAGGAACTCCAGAAGCAATCAGAGCAGTTACAGCAAGGGATAATGCAGGCTCAGCAGCAAGGTTCACAGCATACAAAAGAGCCAAAGAACCCAGCTATAGAAAACCCAGGACTTCTGCCTAAAGGAGAGCAAGCCGAATTGATGGCCCCTAGTCCTGGGCAAATGCAATCTGCTCAGCAAATACAGAAAATGGCGCAACAACTCAAGGAGATTGATACTCATCTTCAAGAAATAAATGCTCAGCTTCAGCAGCAAGAAACCCTTCAGGAGAAACACGACGCAGCAATTAAGAAGCAAAAAGAGAGCATTCTTCAAAGAACCATTAGGTCTTCTTTGATGGAAACATGGCTTAATTACACTCCAGGTGAGCAGCCAGGGGGCGGGCTGGAGACTGCAGCCCAGAAGGCAATTACTGAATCTTTAATTAAAGGGCGTGGTTGTCTGATGCCAGAAGCGTACACAATGCCGGGAGGTGAAGTAAAGCTAACTGGGTGTAGCTACATTTCTGTAGATGATTTATTTCTTGACCCAGACGCCACTGGGCTTGGCCCGAATGAATGTTGGTGGATGGCAGTTCGTCGAGTTCAACCTGTGTGGTATGTGGAAAGGAAGTTTGGGCTAAAAGGAAAGCTTCGTTCTGCGGCAACTTATGAGCGAAGAAGTACAATGGGAGAGCGATTAGGCGCAGATTTAGGAAGTTCGTCCCCAAGAACAGGAAAGACGCACGACACAATAACTTATTACGAGATATGGTCAAAGGCAGGTGCTGGTCATCGTCTTTCAGGAATGCATAGCGAATACCACGATTCCTTTGAAGATGTCGGTGATTACGTTCGCATTGTAGTGGCCCCTGGCATTGACTATCCGCTAAATGCTCCACCCAAGAAGATGAAAAAGGCTAGCGAGAAAGAAATCAAAAAGATGCTTGAGTGGGAGTATCCGTTTTGGAAAGATGAGAGATGGCCCGTTGTTTGCCTTGATTATTACCACAGAGTCCCCGACAAGGACCCTCAAAGCTCTGCCTGGCCCATAGCTCCACTGGAGCCTGGGCTTGGCGAGTTAATTACCTTGAATGTAATTGTATCTCACATCGTAAATAGAACATGGTCATCTAGTCGTGACTTTATTGGCGTATTACAGAGTGCCCATAAGGATGTGGAAAAATGGCTAAAAAAGGGACAGGACATGACTGTGTTCCCGGTAAAAGAAATATACGGGGACATAAACAAAGTTGTTCAATGGATTCAGCAGCCACAAATGAAAGCAGATATGTGGCAGGTAGTGGAAATGCTTACTCAGTTATTCGAGAAGCGAGTTGGCCTGTCGGAACTTTTGTATGGCATGACAGCCTCGCAAAGTCGAAGTGCCGCTGATGCTGAAACAAAACGGTCATCAATGAACATCCGGCCAGACCACATGGCCAAGCAGGTGGAGCAGTGGATGGAACAGTGCGCCAGACAGGAGAAAATGGTTGCTAGGTGGGTTATTGAGGCCAAAGACATTGAAGTTGTTTTGGGTGCCCAAGAAGCTGAAATGTGGGAAGAGTACATAGTGAAAACTTCGGTGGAAGAGACAGTGCGTGAAGTTGATTGTACTGTGGCTGCAAACAGTGTCCGTAAACCGAATAAGGAAAGGGAGGCAACTAACATGGCGCAAGTCATGTCTGTTGCCATGCCTGAATTCAGTAAGCACGCAGACACTACGGGTGACACAAATCCAATAAATATACTTCTTGCTAAATGGGGTGCATCAATAGACCAAGACATGGATGATTTCCAAATTGGTCCCAGGACGCCACCGCCTCCAGGACCGGAAGCAGCACAGGCAGCCGAAGCCCAGCAAGCGGCACAGAAGCAGCAATTTGACCTTCAAATGCAATTACTGCAAGCCAAGGCGCAGAATGAGCAAGTTAAAGCTCAATCTACTATGGCTGTTGAGCAAGCCAAGTTACAGGGTATGCAGATGAAAGCCGAGGCTGACATGGCTAAAGCACAGACTGCACAGCAGCAGGCAGAAGCCAAAGCTCAACTTGATAAGGCTAAAATCGCCCTTACTCAACTTCAGCACCAGATTAGGCGTAACGAAGCAGAAATGCTTGCTAGGACCAGGGAAGAGCAACATCGACTTGAAATGGAGATACGCGAAGAACAGCGGCGTCAAAACACTGCCGATAACTCGGCAAAGCAATCGAGAGAAGAGGAAGCACTTGACCATAAGATTAGTCTTGACCAAGAGCAGCATGATTCGGAAATGATGCAAGATGCTGAGAAGCACTATTTTGAAATGAATGTGGAATCCGAAAGGACAGAAAGCAGCCAGTTGCTTGAAGCCATTAAAGCTGATGGAGACCAAGATATAAACCAGTCTAGGGCCAGGAATGACATGCTTCTATCAAGACAGCAGGCAAGGGAAAAGGCCGAGAACCAGAAAAGTGAAATGCAGCAAAAGGCTAGAGAGAGACAGGCCCAGAATCCTCAACAAGGACCCTAGTAATGAAAACGCGAACTATATCCAGGATAGTTGACGGAAAGTACATCAATTGTGACGAAGACCCGTCGGATGATTCTTCGTTCATGGAAATGCTAAAAAGCAGGAAGTTTCCTGGGGTCAGGACCGATTCTCAGTTTTTGGCAAATCATGGTACACTGGATAAACAGTTCAGCGGAGATGACCGTCAGCTAGAAGCTATAACAGAAAAAGCCAAAAAACATGGGTACAATCCCAGCCCAAACGATACTTATATTCCCAGTTTGGCTAGATATACTGGCGATCCCTTGGCCTTCGTCCCATCGGGTAGCCCGAAAAACCATATCAAGAAGGTACTTGAGGCCACTGACCGCTCCTGCGAGGGCGATGTAACAGTACACCGAGAAAGGAAGAAGCCTGGTAAATCAGTAAGACTTGGCGAAGATTTAGTACAAGAAGAAGCCGCTATGCGGATAATGGGAAACCCCGAAGAAGCGTTGAAGCCTAAAGGACAATTACGGAACGAAATTTTGGACAAGCATGGCGCTAAGCCATACGACAAACAATAAGGAGGGTCATTAACAATGGCACTGACACCTGTATCGAGAATGGCACTTGAATCTGCTCTTACGGAGCCTAGTGCTAACACGGAAATCAAGGACATCCTTGAAATCAACGACAATACCGCTGGTACTGTTGCTGCAAGCAAAGCTGTTATTTACAACGCTGCTGGTGGGGTAGCTGGTTATCCCACAATAGAAGCATTTGCTCAGGCTCCAGGGGCTGTAACTGTTTTACCAGCCAATGGTGGTTTACTTGTAAAGAACACTTATTACGCCGAAGATACAACTAATAATGATGCATTTTTGCTGCCAACAATAGCAAATTCAACTGCTGGCGATTGGATTATAATCCGGGATACTGCAGGCTTAGCTAACAATGAGAAAATCACTGTTGGCTCTGCTGCTAATGGTGACTTTGCAGTAGGTTCGCATATTACTGGCATCAATGTAACTGCTACTGCAAGTACAGAAGCGGTTGATATTAGTGTAGCTACAGATAATTCTGTAATACTAGAAGGCGAAACCAATGGATGCGGAGGAGCAGGTTCTTATATCTCTCTTGTATTCAATGGGAGCTTTTGGGTGTGTTCTGGAGTAGCTCGCAATATAGGTAATGGTTCAGTAGCTGTGATAGGTGCTGGTGGATTTCGCTTTGCTGCAACCGCCTAATAATAAAGGAGACTTATTATGGGCGCAGGATTGCGTGACATAGCACCGAAAGAGGTCTACTCTGCCAAGATAGATGCGGCGGCAGGTACGGGGGACGTAATCGTTCTGGATTTTTCTGCGCTTCATCCAAACGATTCCAGTAAAAAAATTGTTGTCATTAACTTTCTTTATACTTGCACTACTACCAACCCGACTGCCTTCTGGTCAGGTTCATCAAGTGGAACGCAGCTTACTGGCGATATGATTGTGATGGTTAATGGCTGGATTAAGGGGGGCTACAATCCAGACGGACACTTCAAGGCTGCTGTTGGAGCAGATTTAGTTATAGAGCGAGCCGCAAGTGTTGGTGTTGGTGGGTGGATTAACTATTACTTGGAGTAGGCAGTGGTAGCGGAAGCATTATCTGACATAGGCACTAAAGTACCCAAGTCTGTATCGGTGGATATACAGGAGTTGGGCCTCGATAGTGGTGCATCCATCACAGCAACGATTGTTACACCATCGTCAGGAAAAAGGATTGTTGTTACCGGCCTTTTTCAAATCGCGGTGGGAGGATTTGGTGGCAATACCCATATTGAGTTTTTGTCTGGAACGGATGAGATAACTGGCGTTCTGACATCACACCCACAGGCTGCAAACAGCCCAGTAGTCATTAACACTGCGTATATGCCTGATGGTCACTTCTGGACAGCGAAAGATGAACCCCTGAATGTGAAGCTGACTAACGGGCATGGTGGCCCCGGCACAAAATCCGTCACACTCAATGGCGCTGTTCAGTATTACGAGGATTAACAATGAAATGGTACAAGCACTTGAACGGTGAAACCGTGGGTTTTTTAGTAACCATCATGTTCGTGCTGGCGTCGATTAGTGCTAGCTATGGAGTCAGCCAGCACCAACTTAATAGACACGATAAAGACATAGAGACTATCAAAATGGATGTTGATAGAAACGAGGACATCCTAATTGAAATACGTAATGATGTAAAATGGCTGCGGCACAAGATGGCTAAGCAGCCCTAACGTAAAGGGGTGCCTTCGTGGCCGAATACACACGGTTATACCAAGCCGCTACGCCTGACCTATTTACCTATCAGGATGCTCTAGAGCATTTAGAAGCGACTACTCTTGGCGGCGCAATGGATTCTGAGCGCCGTGATTTCCGCTCCGCAGTTCTTGGGGCGTATCCCGATTTAGCTAGCCGGTACGACTGGCTCTACTATCACACTGAACATGACATTCGGCTAGAGGCAACGTACTCTACCGGAACCATAACTTACAACAATACAACTAAACAGGTGACAATATACGATGTTGATGACGTAGATGAAACAACGTCTACTTGGCCCACAAACGCAACAGATGGACGAATAAAAATAAATGACGTAAGGTATCCGATTGAGTCTCGCGTAAGCAACACAGTCATTAAGTTGCCGGACGATATTAACCCTGGGGTAGATATATTAACGGTTACTCCTTATACGATCAATGATACTAAAGTTACCGCAGTAGCCAACAAGGGAACCACCACTTACACTTGGCTTCGATCACGATATACTCTGCCCGCTGACTTCAAGGACATGGACCCTCCGCATGCGGAGAGTAGTAACTTAAGCCAGAGTCCAGTTTCCCTTGACGGCATCATGTCTTTTGAGCGCCACGTTAGGGCGTCGGCCCATCCACCTCGCTGGTATGCCATCGGCCCTGACCCTAACCGTTATGGACAGATGGCTATGTACGTTCAGTACGAGCCGAATACTGCTGAAGGTCTTCGGTTTTTCTATCGCCGGTTTCCGAGGCGAATAAAGTACAGCGACAGCTCTACTGGCACGGTAAGTAACAGCGGCACCACGGTTACGCTTGCTGGAACAGGTGCTAGCTTTAGCAGCGAGATGGTTGGTTCCGTTATCCGCTTCGGCACTTCGACTACTAAGCCCTCTGGTGTTCGTGGGTTGAACCCATGGCAAGAACAAAGAATCATTACCGCATACACAGACGCTAACACGGTAACTGTGGATTCAGCTCCATCGTCCACCTTTTCCGGTGTGAAGTATGTAGTATCGGACCCACTCGACCTTCGCCCCACGATGATAGAACCATTCCTGCGCGGGTGCGAGTGGAAGCTATCTCTTTCTCGCCGCAATGCGGAGTCTCCCACCCAAGAACTTCATCAATGGTACATGGAGGCGATACGCATTGCGGGCGAAGCGGAAGCAACCGTAGATAAGTCATGGACGACTCCCGCCACGTATAACCGTGGTATTCAAGCAATCGTAACCCCTAG